GTTGATACCAGTAGAGAAAGTTCCGTAACTAGCAATGATAATAGCATCGTTTTCTTTTTCTGTAATCGCTCTTGCTTCTTCACGCTCTTCAGCATCAATACCTCCATGAATAAAAAATACTTTTCTTTCTGACACTGCACTATTTATGAGATTATATAATACCTTTCCATGCTTTTCTACATACTGAAAAAGCAAAAGCGTATTACCTTTTCTGCTTATCGCTAAGTTCTTTATAAAATTATTTCTAGGTTCCCAACTTGCTATAAACTTCATCTCAATATCATACTTCTGTTTAGCCATCATTTTACGAACTTCTTCAGGATACTTTAACACTAATGCCTTTATTCTCAAATCAGCTATTCTATCAGTATCAATAAGTTCTTTTGTAGATGTAGCTTTCATAACAGGTCCGAATAAACCTTCTAGCACTAATCTATGAGTCTGTGTACCATCTAATGTACCTGTGAATCCATATCTGTAATCACAGTTTTCTAGTTTTGTCATTATTTTGGTAAGAGAGTTAGCTTTGAATAGATGTGCTTCATCACCTATCACAACATCGAACTGTTCAAACCATTTCTTCGGTTGTTTATAGATAGATTGCCATGTTGAAATAAAAATGTCTGCATCTGCATTTTTGTCTTGTCCAGACATGATTAAGTGTGTAGAATAACTCCTGTTAGTATAATAAGATTCGAAATCTTTATCTAACTGAAACACTAATGAAGTGGTAGGAACAATGACAAGCTTTCTGCCTTTTATATAATCACACAACATATATATGATTAGAGATTTACCACTTGCAGTAGGTGATAATATCAATGCTCGTTCTGTTCTTAGAGCATGAGCAAATGCGCCAAGCTGATAGTCATATGGTTTTATCTTGTAATCTTTCGTAAAAGATTCTAATTGAGGTATAGATATATCATGTACAGAATCTAAATTATCTTCTGTATATAAATCGTAATCACGTTGTTCTGCGAATAATTTTATGTGATGTATAAGTCCGCTATAGACAAGCTTTGTATTAACATTAAATAATCTAATCTTACCGTCCCAATAGCGATTGCGATATGCTGGCATAAATGATGCACCAGGAACATCAAATGTAAAGTAGTCACTTAACTCTCTACATGTTGATTTTTCAGCATCAACTTGTATATAGACGGAGTTGTATTTTCTGACTCTGATTGAGTCTCTTCTACTACTTTCACTTTTGGATAGTCGTACTTCTTGTTCCATAATTCAGCATGATCTTTTTTAAATTTTGCTATTCTCAATTTCAGTTTAGTTACTACTTCTTCTCTATCCTGTAATGAATCTATTCCAGTCGATTGCATTCTTTATCTGAAATCCTCTATTATTTATTTGTCTTAAAATAGCTTCTAGATAGTTAACTTTTTCTTCCTGTACTGATACTCTTAAACTTTGTTCTGTAAGAGAGTCATCACTATCAATGTATAAGTCAACTTCATTCTTTAGTAGTTTCTTATAGAAAGGTTCTCTACCAAGTTCTTTAAGTTCTTCTTGATCTAGCTCACCAAGATAATATTCAAGTAAAACTCTACGTTTCTTTTTTAGTTCAGCTTTTGCAGAAAATAATTTTATACGTTCTGCCATGAATATTTTTAGATACTTATTATGCAGTACGGGTATATTTGAACTTTCAGTAGCTAATTCAGTTTCATCGATGGAACTATCTTTAGTCCACATCTCCATAATATCTTCTATTTTCATGTATCTCTTTTACCATAACTATCGTTTAATACTTGTTGTATTTGTTTCTCTGTTGCACATACTATTCTTTCTATAGGTTTATATGTTATATACTCCTTTGTAAGTTTCTTTGTCAATGCAACTCTAAGTTCTTCTGTGTTTAATCTTGTTCTACACTCTTCTTTTGAAACAAAAGAGGGTTGCTGTAAGATATATAAATCTTGATAGCCTCCCACAACACCTGAAAATATCACTACGACTAACCAATTCATTTTTTATTTTCCCTTGCTTTGAGTCTAGCTTGCTCTAAATCTTTAGCTAAATCTAATTTGCGTTTGTGTTCTTTAACACCTCTAAATTTATGTTCATGTTTAGGAACATATCTTATATATTCTTTGATTGCAGTGCCACTGAAACCTTTGAATAGTAACTTGCCGTTACCATAGACAGTGCCTGTGGAACCTTGAAGATCAAGTATATACTTATCATTCCGTATAATCATTATATCATATTTATTTCAAAATGTCAATTGAATACTTTCTATATGCGAATGAAACAGAGCCTTGCAAATATTCGACATCAGTGCTTTGTGTATTAAATTCTAAGCCACCTAAACTTACTGGATATAAATCTATGAAGTTTATCGAAATGTTGGGTTGATATTGTGCAGTTGTTACTATCAATGAACCATCTGAATAAACAGTACCAGTATTAGCATTGTTTTGTTGCAATGCACTTTGCAAATTTGCTCTTTGTTGAAAATTATCAGGATATCCTAGGCCTTCTAACCAATCATATATTTCTTTAAAATTCTTTAAATCTTCATCTACTGAAAATCTAAGTTCTAATGGTGAGAATACAAGCTTGTCACCTGGAACTGGTATTTTAATAAAGATATTTTCTTGATCAACTTGTCCTAAAGTGATATCAGGTATTGATGCTGAAGTACAAAAATAATTTACATGTGGTAATTTTTGTATCGAAAATTTAAAACCTGTAGGTGAGAGAAAACTCAAATTCTCAGGCATTGTTCTTTGTAATTGTGCCATGGATAAACTCCTTAACACTATTTATAATACAAATAAAAAAGGGGCGATGAACGCCCCTTTTGATATAGGTTAACTAGTATACTAATTACATTAAATTCATTACTTTTGTCAATCTGTAATATAGGTTTTTGTTTGCGAAATTGACTGCTCCGTTTCCACCGTGTGCAAATGGATTTGCTACCATTCCATATCTGGTTTTGAAACCGATTTTTGGTTGGAATGTTTGCTCACCAATCGCTCTAACCATCTGTAGTGGTACATATGGGCAGTAGAAAAGTCCAGCATCAAATGCTGAAGTACCTTTGTACCCTAATGTGTAGTAGTTAGTTGCGTTTGCTCCTGCAGATGATGAGAAATAAGGATCGATATACACCTTAACTCTTCCGTTAAGAACACCAGCGAATGTGTTTCCTGTGTCATCTACTTGTAGATTGTTGTTAAGAGCAGGTGTGTAGTCGAGAACACCAGCCATTTGAAGAGCAGAAGCAACATCAGATGAACAGATCATCAAGTTACCTTTTCCTCGTCTGGTGGCTTTTGCGATTTCGTTAGCATCTCTTTCGATGTTAAACATTAACCCTTTGAACTTCTCTACGCTCCAACGTCCGTTTGAGTCTGTATCTAAGTCAAAAGTACCAGCAGTTGTCACGTTGTTTTGTGAACCAACTGATGCTGTGTAGTTAATTGTTCTCACAACTTCTCTGTTGATTTCAGCTAAGATTTCAGCAGATAGTATGTTTGACAATTCGGTTTCAGCATCAAGGCCATGAATTGCTTTCAAGTCTTGTGCTAATTCCATTGTGTACTCAGCTTTCAACGCTCTTGAAACAGCAGTCACTGAGATTTTCTCGATTGAGAAAGCCATTTCTTGAAATGCATTATTAGCAGTGTCACCTAATGCTTCAGCATCACCTGTTGACATACCAGTTGCAACTGTGTAGCCTGAACCTGAATCTCTCAAGCTTGGATCTGAACCATCTTGTGAGCTTGGTGTACTAGTTTCACCAGGATTATCGATGACATCTTTAGTAGCGTCATCAACTGTTCCGTCTGGATCGTTAGCAGAACTTGAGAACACTGTATCAGCTTCGTTGAATAGTGCTTCAGTTCCGCCTTGTGTAGAGAATTTTGATCTCATTGCGAAAATGAGTCCAGTCGGTCCTGTCATTGGTTGTACACCGCAGATATCATATGCAATTAGATTTGGCATAGAACGTCTTACGAGTGAGATTAATACTGGATCAAACCCTTGTACATCACCTGAACTTGGTGCATATCCAGAGTTTGCCGGCGCCGCTTCTCCGAGTAGAGAAGGAGCTTGATATCCACCAGAGCCAGCAAATTGCTCCTTGGCAGATTTTTCTTGGTTTTCAAGAAGAGTTGCAGTTACGGCTCTTTTATGTGCATCTTTAATTTCTGGTAAATCTTGATGCTCAAGAACTGGCTGCCACTTCTTTTGAAGTTCATCAGATTGATACATTTTAGTCTCCTTTTAAACTAATTATTCAGCCTATTATTAATCAATATTTATAATATTCTACTTTTTGATGCTTCGAGATATGGCATTCATATAGTTTGCCATAGAGCCGTTCACTTTTGTTTCTTCCTCTAGATTTTCTAGAGGTTCCTCATCAGACACATCATTACTCTCGACAACTTCTTCTTGTGGGAAGTAGTTATTTTTTAGAGTTTCAAGTTTTTCAGCGTACTCATCGTTATAGTCTACGCTTTCTGCCAATGACTTGAACTTTTCTTTTTGTGTTTCAGTAAGCCCTTCGCTCACTTCTTTGAAAACTTTTTCAGATTTTAAATCATTTAGCTCTTTTTGTAGTTCTATATTCTTTTCAATCTCTTCATTTACAGCTTTCTCAGTTTCTTCTACTTTTGAAGCCATCTCATCAACGATATCTACTTTCTCTTCTGGAATATCGATATAGTTTTCTGTGAAAAGATTTCTAAGTCCTACCATAAAGTTCTCTACGATCTCAGAACGTATGCCTTGTTCGATTGCTAGTTCGTTATCTTTTACCCATTCAGATACAACGTAATCAAGATAATCGTCTAACTTTGCAGACATTTCTTCTTTTACTAATTCTTTTTCAGCTTCTACCTCAGCGATAACATCAACTTCTGTAGACTCTAAAGCTTCATTTATTCTTGTTAACACAGCGGTTTCAAAAATAGTTGTAGCTTTTGCTTTAAACTCTTCAGATAGCTCTTCATCACCGAATAGTGCTTTAACGTCAGCAGATAAATCTAAGCTTTCTGGATTGTATCTTGACTTCACGACTTTTTTCTGAGAATAGATTTTTGCTTTTTCTTTCATCTCATCATCGTCTTTTTTCATGGCATCAGGATCCATCATTGCTTTGAACATCATCTTGACATCATCTTTTTTCTTGCCATTAGCATAATCTACCATAGCTTTAATCATACCTACTTTAGTTTTTGGTACGGGTGCTTTTACAGGTGTTGGTTCTGGGATTTCGCTTGGATCACCCATTGAGGCTTTCTTTTCGTCTAACTGCTCACCATCTGCTTCGTCTGACTCAACTACCTCAACTTCCTGATCAGCAACAACATCATCGAGGATATCTTCCTCTTGTGTATTTTCTTGAACTTGATCGGACATGTACTTGCTCCTTTAATGATCTTTTATTAATTACAATCTATTTATAAATCTACAATTTTGAAAGAAAATTTTCAAAAACTTTTAATTTAACATCTTCTAGTTCAGACTTGGACGCAGTCTTAATATCTTTCTGCATGTCTGCGATATCAGCTTCACGAATGATTCCGTTATCCCAAACCCATTCTTTACTTTCCATGACGCCATTTACAAAGGCGTTTGGTGCAGACGGATCTTCAACAATATCTGCGGCAGTGGCTAAGTAGAAGTCTTTTTGTACTTGATTAGTACCATTTACTTGCTTTAAACTTCCCATACCACGGCTTGATACACCGAGTTGAGCGCCTTCTTTTATCAAAGAATGAACTATTTGTCCATATGGAGTTTCAGTCATGACTTTCGCTTTTCCGACAAAATTTGAACCATCTGGCTGTAACTGTGTTATCAAATGTGATACTCTTTCTAGATTGATGGTTGGGCCTTGCGGATGTCCGAGTTCGCCATACGCTCTATTCTTATCAATGTATTCTTTATTATATCTTTTTACTTCTTTCTCTAGCACATCTTTCGGATACATTCTACCATTTCTGTTTTTCATATCCGCTTGCATGAAGATACCTTCGATGTACAAACCTTTCTTGCCATCTTTCTCTTCTTCTAAATAATTTACTTCTTCGTTGACTTCAGTTATCAGTTTAAGTGCCATTAGATTGAATCTCCTGATGCAACATGTGTACCGAGTACGTCAGCAGGACCTCTCAGTCCTTGTCCAATTACTAAGTTAACAACAACACTACCATTTGCTGGTATCTTGATTGTACCTAAATCTGCATCATCATCTGCATTTCTTAATGTAACTGTTGTTGCAGAGGTATGTCCACACAGATAAACAGCGGTTGCAGTTTTAAACTTTGTAGTTCCTGTTGCAAGTGCTGTTGCTGTTCCTTTTATATGTAGTGCCATACTAGTATCCTTAATTCTTATTCATTATATCTAATACTTTCATAAATCCGTTTGGATCTTTATTCAGCATCATTTCGACTTTCTTTTTTAACTCAGGTTTTGTTATTCTTTTCTCAATCGAATTTACTATCATATTCGCAGTTTGCATATCAACAGTCATTTTTTTACCATTACTAAATTTTACTTGTTGAGCCTGCTTCTCTTTTACTATTTTACGTAATGTATCTAAAACGCCTTCAATTAAATTTTTTTTTTCTTCTTTAACTTCTTTTCTGTCGCCATTAAATATGTGATCTTGTCCTTTTGGCTCTGCATCACTTTTAACTAATTTGTGATCTTTTGCAAATTTTTCTTCACCCTTTGAACGAGGCTTATACTCAGTAGCTTCTTTATCATCATCTTTGACAGGCACATAATCTTTAGCGTCAGCCTCTAAAATGTATTCTTTAAACTTCTGTAGTTTCATTTTCTGATTCCTCTGGTTCGACAGCTGGCTCCACTTCTGGCTCCACTTCTGATGGTAATGTATCTACATCATCTTCTTTTGTACTCATAAAAGTAGAAGCTACATCAAACTTTTTTATTTCAACTGCATCATTTATTTTATCATTTAGTATATCATGAATAGCTTTTTTAAACTCTCCAGAATTACCTGACAGTGCGTATGATACTGCATCTTTAGTTGTATAATCAGCCATCTTTTCTTCCTTTCACATATTTATAATTTATTCTTCTTCACCTTCATCAGGCATATCTTCTTCTTCTTTAGCTATCTCACTGTCAATCAATTCTTTTTCTTCATCTGTCTGTTTTAAAACATTAGTTCTAATCCAATTAGTAGAATAATATTTACCAGTATATTG